AGAGTTTGCCGTTAACGCTGATGGAACAGGCGGAAGTAGAGTTCAACATTTTAATTGGTTTTCTCTTAATTCAGCTTTAGGTTATGGTTCAAACGGAACTTATGATTATTCTGATGACGGCGAAACACACGGAGTACACGTTGCTGGCACTGCAGCAGGAAATACACAAGGCTGGGCAAGAGACGCAAACATATATAACATTCAACCTTTTGGCCAAAATCATGGCTCAGGCGAATTGGATTCACTCAAGTACTGGGATTACATTCGTCAGTGGCATAATAACAAAACAATTAATTCAGAGACAGGCAGAAGAAATCCTACTATTTCAAATCATAGCTATTCCTTCCAACATGGCAGGACATCGGGGACCTATAGACAAGCAGAAGATGACGGCTCTGCTGATATCGTTTCTGGTATTGGAGTATTTAATTACCGCGGTTCTATTTTTGATAAGTACGGTGATGATGGTAGTGATTTAAGTGATGCTGAATTGCGTGCAAGAGGTATTATAATTGATGGAAATGGTGATTTTAGTATACCATTTTGGTCCGCATCCATGCAAGCTGATGTTGATGATGCGGCTGATGATGGAATTATATTTGTGACCGCTGCGGGGAATTCACAGCATAAGATAACAAAATCAGGTGATCAAGATTATAATAATCTAGTATATTGGAGAGTCGGAGGTAATCAATATGCTGATAACGATCCGTCTCATAGGCCCGTTTCGGTTAACGGCGGAAGTCATCCTAATGCTATTAATGTAGGTTCATTAGATATAACAAAGAATGATAAAAAGGCAGATTTTTCAAATTGTGGAAACGCAGTAAATATACATGGAGCAGGATACGGTATTGTTAGTGCATGGCCTGATGCCACAGGCCACTTTTTAGATTCAAGAAACACTTCGTTTTCGATGCAAAAGCAATCAGGAACAAGTATGTCTGCCCCGCAAGTTTGTGGTGTACTTGCATTACTTGCAGAAAGTAATCCTGGGTTAAATCAAGCAGAAGCAAAGGCTTGGTTAGAAGCAAATGCAACAAATGATATTATGTATGATTCAGGAACTGATGATTCGCAAGATTCTACAAGCTTACAAGGAGCACTCAATAAAATATTAAGATGGGTTAATCAAAGACCTGAAACAGGAATGAGTTTTCCAAAAGTAAATGCGAAAGTAAGACCTACATCTGGAACAGCATATCCTCGTCCAAGAATAAGAAGAAGAGGTTAGTCTAATGGATATAAATAAACTAAAATATAGAGAATTAAATAACAATGCCTGAAATTCTAACAAACAATTTTAATCAAGACATAAATAAGTTATTCATTGCCGATGCAAAGGCTAATGACGACTATTATATGTTTGTATCAAGCATTGGTGGAATATCCCCGGTTGATTCTGCAAGTTCTCAAAATGAATTTTTAGAAAAGACGTTGTTTGGTAAAAAGATACGTAACGAAGATATTAACTTTATGATAAAGTATTATCCTTGGCAAAGAGGTGTTGTTTATTCCGAATACGACGATAATACTGATTTAGATGGATTAAACTTTTACGCGGTTGTTGGTCCTAACGATAATGACACAGACGATTATAGAGTTTATAAATGTCTTAATAACAATGAAGGTGTAGGTTCTGAATCTCCTCCAACATTTGATGCTGCCAATGTACAACAAGTTTACGAAACTGCCGACGGTTATGTCTGGAAGTATATGTATCGTCTCACTACATTACAATTTGAAGGTTATAATGCTTTAGGTTATATACCAATTGATCCTGCGGCAACTGTTGAACCAGCGGAGGTTTACGGCGGTGGTATTTCAGAGATTCAAGTAACCAACGCAAACGTGAATAATGGATATGTAGAAAAGAACGGTCTTATTAATAAAAGTTTAGGTAGAATAGCTGGTCCAAATTCTCACGGTGATGTTTTATTAGAAATTGATCCAAGAGAGCAAGATTGGAATGAAACTGATAATTACTATGCAGGACAATACCTATATGCAACAAACCCAAGTTCAAGTGTTACCAATTTATTTGTAATTAAAACATATGAATTACAAACAGGTTCAGGATTAGCAAGAATTGTTGTAGGTGGAGAATTAGCGGATCCACGTCGGGGAGTTATTGAAAATGCAACAGCTGCTGCTCCAGTTGCGATTACTTCTACAGATCATAACTTAGTTAACGGTCAACCTATTATATTTAGAAATGTTCTTGGTATGACTGAATTAAATATTAACGAATTATCAGATGCCACGGTTGCTGCAACTACTTTTTATGTTTCAGTAATTGATGCAGATACATTTTCATTAAAGACAGATTCTTTATTAACAACAGATTTAGACGGTACAGGTTTTACTGCTTGGACATCAGGTGGTGAATGGGAAGCATTAACTGATTGGATAGTTTCTACTTCAGTTGTTAACGCAAATATTAAAATATTCCCAAGAGTTATTATTAAAGGTGATGGTGTAGGAGCAGTTGCAGTTCCTGAAATTGATAGTGGTGGAATTAATAAAATCATTCTATTAAATAAAGGTTCAGGATATAATAATGCAATCGCCGAAGTTGTTGATCCTATCATTGACTTTAATCCAGGTGGAACAGAATCTGCCGATGTAAGAGCAACCATTAAACCTATTATTGAACCAAAAGGTGGGCACGGATATAACTTACTTGATGAATTTAAATGTAAACATTTTTCAATGTATGCTTATATTACAGCAGAAGACAATACAAAAATTGGTGATACGAATACATACGGAGCTATCGGTATTGTAAGGACTCCTCAATTTAAAGATATGACTGGTGTAGCTACTTGGAGAAGTGGTCAAGCAAACACTGCGACAGAACCTGATGTATTTGATAATAGAATCGCAATCGTAACTGATGATTATGCAAGATTAAGTTCAAACAGTGTAATCACTCAAGTTAACGTAGATAACGATATTATATTCCAAGCTCAAGTACACGAAATTGACGAAGCAGCCAATACAGTTTATTTAGCAGAATATATTGGACCATATAAGAATAATGCAATAGTTGGGAATGGAGATACATCATTTAACCCAAATCTAGCAATTACCTCAAATACAGGTCAGAGAATAACAATAAATAATCCTATAGCAGATAATGTTGTCTATTCAGATTATAAACAAAGAACAGGCGAAGTGTACTTCATGGAGGAATTCTTCCCGTTAGCAAGAAACGACCTCTCAAGAGAAGAATTTAAATTTGTACTGGAATTTTAAGGAACGTAAGTAAAGATGCCTATTAATAAAAACTTAAACCAAGCGCCGTACTTCGATGACTACGATGCCGAGAAGCAGTTCTATCGAGTTATGTTCAAGCCTGGGTATGCAATACAGGCAAGAGAACTTACACAACTCCAGACCATGCTTCAGAATCAGGTCGAGTCATTTGGTGATAACATATTCAAAGAAGGTTCTATTGTAAAAGGATGTAACTTTACAGAACTTGATGATCTTCAATTCGTAAAACTAAACGACGGTCCTGTAGGATTTAACGCAGAAGCATATATTAGTGGTCCTGCAGTTGAAACATTAGCAGGTCAAGAAGTTGAACTTGATTACGTTTATGAAGTCGAAGGACAATCAACCGGTCTTAAAGCAGAAATTGTTCAAGCCGCAAAAGGTTTCCAAACAAGACCACCTAATCTAAATACTTTCTTTATCAATTATACTAATATTGGTAATGCAGGTCAAACACAATTTCAAGCTGGTGAAGCATTAACCGTAACGAGATATAAATTCTTACGAGGAACAACTAACGAAGCATTAACAGTTGATAGTGTTATTACTTCGGGTCTTACATCTTTCCAATCTCCTTCAGCAGGCAATCCGCATGTTGGTAGAGCTTTTGGTATTGAAGCTGCTCCTGGTATTATATTTCAGAAAGGTCATTTTATATTTACAGCAGAGCAAAGATTGGTTGTTGAAAAGTATACTAACGTTGCCGATAATAAATCAGTTGGTTATTTAGTATCTGAATCACTCATCAATGCTTTACAAGATAACAGCTTATACGATAATGCAAACGGTTCTAAAAACGAAAACGCACCTGGTGCAGATAGATTAAAACTTGTTCCTACATTAACAGTATTAGAAACATCTGCAGGAACTTCAAATTCTGACTTCTTTACATTGGCTCGTTATCAAAATGGTAATGCAATTACTGTTCGTGATGTTTCGCAATACAACGTATTAGGTGAAGAACTTGCGCGAAGAACATACGAAGAATCAGGAAACTATATTTTAGAAACATTCCCATTAAGTACAGATGATCGTATTCCTACAGGAGCTGCTAATTCAGAAGTACAAGTAGTTGTAGGACCGGGAGTGGCATATGTAAAAGGCTATAGAATAGAAAATTCTGGTGAACGTTCATTCCAAATTGACCAAATTTCACAAACTGATACTATTCAGAATCAAAACATCTCAATGGAATATGGAAACTATTTTGATATTGATACTGCATCTGCTTCGCAAGGTTATTTAAATCTTGGTATATTATCAGGCGCAGCTGATGCTCAACATAGTAATAATAATTCAGCAGGTAGTATTACGATTCAAAATATTACCGACAAGAGAGTATACATTCACTCTACCGCATTTAATGGCGCTAACGCAGTTAGAGATATTGCGAAATTAAGTGACGGCAACGGTGATGTAAATGTTAAAACAAACAGTTTAGGTGCACCTCTTATTAGAGAGTCAGGAAGAAAGGCACTTATATTTGATTCTGGTGTAAACGGTGTATTCTCAACAAGTAATACACTTATTCCTTGTAGAGCACAAAATACAGGAACAGCAACAACAGGAACAATCACATTAACTGCAGGACCCGGCGAAGACTTCAATTGTCTTAATGATGATATCAGAGTTAACCAGGCTGGAACTACTTATCCTGTTATAAGTACAACTACAGCGTTAAACAATTCACAACTTAATATTGTTTGTGATTCAGGTTTAAGTGGATCTGTAGAAGTATTTTATAATAAAAGACAGGTTGGTTCATCAGGTGGTATTTCTCCGTATTCCAAAACTGAACGTGATACTTTTATTAAATTTAATTACTCAAACGTCACAACTAAATATAGTTTAGGATTCCCTGATGTATTTAAGATTGTAAGTATTACAGATTCAACAGGCGAAGATTTTACAAACAGCTTTAGATTAAGAGAAAATCAAAAAGATACTTATTATGATTTATCTTATGTAGAATATATTGAAGGTCGACCAGAACCAAGTGGTCTAATGACAGTCAATCTAAAATGTTTTGAAGTAAATAATTCTACAGGTTCTTACTTCTTTACAATTAATAGTTATCCTAATACTTTACAAAGATATGATATTCCTTCATATGTATCAGAATCAGGTCAAGTATTTAACTTAAGAGATTGCTTTGATTTCAGAGCCCACGTAAATAAAGATGCTGCAGCAAATTATACAGCATCAGTAGGTGCTGCTCCAACGATTACTCAACAAGTTGGGTTTAATACAATATCCTTTACAAACAAAGGTGCCCCACTTGTTCCTGCTGCTCAACAGTCATTACAAACAGACATAGAACATTACCTTACAAGAATAGATACAATTGCTTGTGATTCTTATGGTGAGATTGTTTTAATTAAAGGTGAAGAACAAAAACGCGCTGCTCCACCAAAACTATCAGGAGATCAATTAGCAATCGCAAATGTTGAAATTCCAACATATCCTGCATTGTCTAAGAAACAAGCTGATGTTCTTCGTAAGAATGATTACGCAATCAAACCAAAAGCAACTGGTATTAAAAATTACACAATGAAAGATATGCACAGTCTTGAGAAGAAGATTGATAACATGGCATACTATATTTCATTGAATCAATTAGAATCAGAAACTGATAACTTAATTGTTAGAGATGAGAATGGTTTAAATAGATTTAAGAATGGATTTATTGTAGATCCATTTAATAACTTATCTCTATCTGAAATTGGACATCCACAATTTAATGCAGCTGTACCATTTAATCAAAAGATTTTAACTCCTTCTGTAAAAACATTTGCATTGGATTTAATTTATGATTCAGCTTCAGGTTCATCTATCTTCCCAAGTACATCTGACGCAAAGGTTGGTGTAATTGGTAGAGATTCAAATGTTGAAGTGATTAAACAACCATACGCTTCTAATTTTAGAAATTGTGTTTCTAACTTCTATAAGTATGTAGGTGATGGAGTTATATCTCCACCTTACGATGCTGCTTATGATACAACAGTTAATCCTGCTTCTATTGATATAGATTTAACTACTCCTTTCCAAGAATTCATTGATGACATTCAACCATTCTTGCCTATGACTGATACAACGGTCACTACAGCTTTTGAACCTGATGCAGCTAGAAGACGAAGAAGACGTGGAGCTGGTATTGAAACAACAACTATCACAACTGCTTCAAGTCAAATTGAAATAGATAGCTCATCAACAACAACAAACTTTGTTGGTGAATTTGTTTCTGACTTTAGATTCCAACCATTTATGGCATCAAGAGATATCAAAATTTATATGTCAGGATTAAGACCTAATCAAAGACATTACTTCTTCTTTGATGGTGTTGATGTAAATGCACATGTAATGCCTGGTTCAAATACAGCTGATTCAGTTGGTGAAGTAGGAAGGTTTGGAAATAAAGGAGCTGCCGTATCAACAGATGCAAACGGTGTATTAAGAGCTGTATTCCACTTACCCGCTGAAACATTCTATGTAGGTGATAGAGTAATGGAAATTGCCGATGTAGCTGCATATAACAGTATTGATTCTGCTTCTACTTCAAAAGGATTCGTTACATACAGAGCATATAACTTCAGTGTTGAGAAAACAAGTTTAACAACTTCTACAAGATCTCCAACATTTGATGTAAATACAACAACGACAACAAGAAACGTTGCTCGACGTATTCGAGGTAGAGATCCATTAGCACAAACATTCTTTGTTAAGAAAGGTATGGGTGCAGGCTCTAATTCAATTTACTTATCTGATATTGATGTATTCTTCCGTCGTAAACCTACTCAAGGTGTAGCAGGTGGTAACGATGCTGCTCCATTAAATGGTGTATCATTACAGATCAGAGAAGTTGTAAACGGATATCCAACAAACAGAATTTTGCCTTTCGCAAATGTTCATAAATTACCTGCTGATGTATCTGTTTCTGATGATGCTTCTGCAGCAACAACATTTACTTTTGAAGCACCTGTAAGATTGGACACAGAAAAAGAATATGCAGTTGTAGTACAGCCTGATGCTTCTGATCCTAACTATTTAATTTATACTTCTAAAGTTGGTGGAGTTGATTTAACACCAGGAGATACAAAAGGTTCTGCTATTACTCAGGATTGGGGTGATGGTGTTCTATTTACATCTACTAACAACTCTGCTTGGTCATCTTATCAAGACGAAGATATTAAATTTACAGTAAGAAGACATAACTTTAATTCTTCATCAGGTACTGTTAAGTTAACAAACGCAAATCACGAATTCTTAACATTAAATAATATCACTGGTCGATTTACACCAGGTGAATTAATTTATCAAGATGGTTCAACTCCTGCCGATACATCAATTACAACAGCAGGAAATAAAACTTTAACAGGTACAGGATTAGATTCTGTTTATGCTGCTGGAGATTATATTAAAACTATCGTTTCTGGTAAAATTGAAATACATAAGATTGCCGAAGTCACAAATTCAACAACTATTGTATTGGAAACACCTACAGTAAGTTCAGGTGGTGGTACTCATTTACCTGTCGTTGCTGGTGAATTGGATTTATATGACGTGCAAAGAAATCCTTACGAATGTCATCTTGCCCATTCTTCTGCAACCTCAACAAAACTATTTAATGTTGGTGCATTAATTAAAGGTCTTGATAGTAATAGTTCAGCAAACGTTTCTGCTATTAACGATATTAATCTAAGTTATATTCAACCTATGATTATGAAAGCAAACGATGCATCTTCAAGAACTTTATTAAGTGGTACATTTGTACCTCCTGATAATGTATCAAGCACTTATTTAAAGCCAATGCAGTTTAATGATAACAATTACTTTACAGAGAAAGGTGTAATTCTTTATAGTAAATCTAATGATCCGACTGGAACAAAAGCTTTCGAATTAAACATCGGTTTAACAAACGATGGTAAAGTTACATCTACTCCGTTCATTGATATTGAATCTTCTAAACTTATTGCATATCAATACAAGGTTACGAATTCAGCTGACACTACCGCAAAATATATTAGTAAGAAGATTGAATTGGCAGAAGATCTTGATGCTGAAGATTTCAATTTAATTCTTTCTGCATATCGTCCAACAGGAACAGATATTAAAATTTATATTAAGGCTCAAAACGCTTATGATAGTGATGGCTTTGATACATTAGATTGGACTGAGTTGGAATTATTTGAAGGAGTTGGATCTTATTCATCAATTTCAAATATAGGTGATTACAAAGAATTTAAATATAGAATCGCAGATGCAAACAAAACAGGAACAGTTCCTAGTGGTGCATTTGCTTATACAAGCCAGAGTGGAGCGTTTGAAGGATTCAAGAGATTCCAAATACGTATAGACATGATATCTCCAAATATTCATAACGTACCTACCTTAGCGGACTACCGTGGAATTGCGTTGACATAGGAAATAAAACCATGAGTAATATTAACAGAGACCAAACATCAGGCGCAATTCTCAATACTGATGCCGCCGCTCTCAATAAATATAAGGTAGAAAGGAATTTTTATCGCAAGGTAGATAGGATACAAAATGACTTACTCGAAATTAAACAAAGTATTCTTGATATTTACCAAAGAATTGAAAAATTGGAAGAAAAATAAATGGCTATTAACTTAGGTGAAATAAACACAAGTCAAACATTCCAGAATTGGTTAAATAAAACCAATGACATTGTTGAAGCACTTGCTGAAAATGTAGTAACTGCATCACCGGGTGGAGACACCACGGCAGGTAGTGCTACGATTACTGGTTCTTTTACAGCAGCAAACATTATTGGATCCACTAGAATATCAACAGATACAATTGCATCCGTTACGAGTAACGCTGATGTTAATTTTGTTAGTCCTTTAAAGGTAACGGGCTCAACTCAAATTACAAGTACATTCTTATTTGGAGCTGGTCCTCAAACAAGATATTCTACAGGTTCACTATCATGGGATGTTGGATTAGAAAACGCAAACCCAGGTGCCTTTATTATTGATACAGGAACGGGCGATCCTAAATTTAAATTATCAACCGCAGGTACATTAACAGTTCCTGATGCTGTCGTTACTGGTACGTTAACAGTTAATACTTTATCAATTGGTGCAGGCGGAGGCGGTTTAAGTACCGATGATATTTCCGAAGGTTCAAGTAACTTATACTATACAGATGTAAGAGCAAGGGCTGCATTTTCTGGTGGAGACGGTATTAACCTTTCTGCCGCAGGTGTTATATCATTTGATGGAGATGGTGAACTTAATACTTATAAAGGTAATGAGTTTATTGCTACAGGAGCTTATATTGATGATGATAACTATGCCTTTATAGAAGGTAGGACATCAGGTAGTACTACTTATTTAAGAATAAACAATAAAGTCGCTGGTACAGATAATAGGCTTGTTGATTTTGCGGCAAACATGAATGTGTATAGTGCAATCTATACTTTTGGCGATACATACAATTATGTTTCTAACGGCGGAAACAAAACCTATCATCATGATGTAAGTTTAAATACATCTACATATTTTACGGGTGGATCAACTAAGACAGTTGAGATTAATGGAGACACAGGTAGCATAGTAACTGTAGGAGACTTAACATCAAAAGGTTCCTTCTCTGACGAAAGATTAAAAGAAAATATTAAACCTCTTGAAAAAGGTTTGGAAACAATTGAACAGATAAAGACATATACGTTTAACTATAAAGACGGACCTCAGGATACGCATCCTGGTGTTATTGCTCAAGAGCTCGAAGAGATAGTTCCTGAAGTAGTCTATGATATTGAAATGGAAGAAGGTACCTACAAAGCAGTTAGATACCAACAATTAGTGCCATTGCTTATAAATGCAATAAAAGATTTGAGTGAAAAAGTAAATGTTTTAGAAAACATGCTTCATAACAAAGAGTAATTGAGTATTATACTTATAAATAATAAGGTAATACCACAAGGAAAAGACTAAAGATGGCAAAAATTTCAGAACTACCTCCGATTACTGGTGCCAATACCAGAACAGAAGACC